TAAGCTTGCCGAAGCCATACTCCCCGGAGAATCCGTGAATGAGTGGAAGAAGTTCAGACTCAAATGGAAAAACGATACGGGCAAAGTTGTGCCCGTTGCTGTGCGATGCGAAGCCAAAAACAGCACTGGGTTCCTCTACGAGCTCGTTGAGATCCCCCGGCGCAGGGGCGGCGGAACAATCACGCTTTGAGTGAGGCCGTGAAGATGAAAGCGGAGAAGCGCATACCGTTCGGCGTCGTCCTCGAGAACGGCAGGTTCGTCCCGAACTCGGTCTTGAAGCAGTACGAGATCCGAGGGGAGTCCAAGCGACTCCGAGGAGATGCCTTCGCCGGCAAGTACGTGCGACGCGGGCTAATAGAGCCACCATACAACCCATTCGGCCTGGCAAGCTTATCGGAGAAGAATACGTTCCATGCTCGCTGCTGCGCCACCAAGGCAATCGATACAGTCGGACAGGGCTGGGAATTAGTCCCCACTACGCCGGAGGCCGACGACGACAAACGGAAAGAAATAGAGGGCTTCTTTTCCAATCTCTATCCATCATTGGAGAGCGTTCTCGTCCGTGCTGCACAAGATTTCGAGGAGGTGGGCTGGGCCTGCCTTGAGATCATCAGATACGGCGGCGTCCACCATGGAAGGGTCAAGGCGTTGGAGCATGTGCCGGCAGCCACCGTACGGATCCACAAGAGCGAAAACAAGTACGCCCAGAGCTGGGACGGTATAAAGTATCGCTGGTTCAAGCGTTTCGGCTATGAGAAGGACGTGCATATGGACACGGGCGAAGAGCACGCTCTCGGAAGTCTCCCAGGTGACATCGCAGCCAACGAGCTCGTCATCCTCCATAATTACTCCTCACGCTCCTCCTACTATGGCATCCCAGACTATATTCCGGCTATTCACGCGATCGCGGCCGAGGAAGCCCGGAAAGAGTATAACTTGTCATTTTTCAAGAATTTTGGGGTGCCAGCCTATGCGGTCTTTATTTCAGGAAATTATGTTGATGAGGAGATTCTTGACGCGGAAGGGAATCCTACTGGCACCACGGTCTTGCAGGAGGCTATAGAACGCCATTTCAAGGAATTGGTGAAGAATCCGCACACTCCCCTCATTCTTGCGATCCCTGGGGAGTCCTCTGGCGAAATTAAGGTTGAATTTGAGCGTTTGGCTGTGGAGGAGAAGGAAGCCTCGTTTCGGATGTACGGCCAGGATAACCGTGATGAGATCATTTCGGCTCATGGTGTTGACCCGTATCGTGTGGCGGTGATGCAGATCGGCTCCCTCGGCGGGAACACCGCCAGAATCGCAAGAATCAACTACAAGAAAGGCATCATCGCTCAACGCCAACGAATGTGGGAAGAGCTTCTGAACCAATGCGTTATGCGGGATGAGAGGGGCTTCTCGACTCATGATTGGGCGATACGATTTGAGAATGCTGACATCGAAGAAGACGACTACGACCTCCAGAACTGCCTCAAGCTCTTCGAGGTGGGGGCCATGACGCCAAATGAGATCATAGAACGCTTCTCACACAAGTACAACATCCAAAAGTCTGATCATCCACTCATGGACGCCCACTACATCAGCGGGAAGCCAGTCGAAGCGCCCGTGGAAGCTGAAATCATCGACAAGGTCGTGGATACTCTCGAAACCCTCAAGGAACGGATCATAGAGAAAATTGAGAAGGACGAACAATGAAGGGAATCATACACGAGCTCGACGACGTCATCCGAAAAATCACTCTTCTCAGGGACGGCCTCAAATCCCAACCAATCGAACACACCACTGTAGAATACCATGCCACGCGCTCAGAGATCATCCAAGAGACTGACAGACTCCTACAAGCCTTCGACAAAGCAATAGCCAGAGCACAGAACGACCTCAGTCGTCTAATCCATGAATGGAGGGACAAGAAGGCTGTGGCCAAACAAGAGTACGCCATCGACGAGGAAATCCGTCGAGAACTCGAAGAACAAGGCCTCGACACCGACGACATCCTCCTGATCAGTGCGATCATCGCACTACTCGCATACCACCTCAGAGAGCCCAGAGAACTCGTCCTTCGAAGAATGCAAACCCAGTACGCCGCCACCTACGAGAAAACACTCGAGAAGATTCTGAGATACGTGAATCTGACACCATCGGGCCTTAGGCTTCCAGAGCCCGAATTAGCCGCCCTAAACGTCCGAATAGCTGAAATGGCATCCCCAGCCCTCGAAACGCTCCCAAAACGCTTGGGTGGTCTGGCTGCTTCTTTTATCGCTGACGGTCTCGCCACACGTGCAACAGCAGACGAAATAGCTGCCAACATCATGAAACTCTTCAATCCAGTCGACTCAGCGTACAAGAGCACCCGGTATCTCTTCTCCCGAGTTCTCCGAACAGAATTATCCGCGGCTTCGAAATTAGCCAAACTGGAGGCGTGCACGGCGGCTGGGGTCCAGGAAGTCATGTATCTCACTGCCCGGGACTCAAAAGTCTGTAGACGATGCCGAAAATGGGATGGGGCCGTTCTAAGGGTCGCAGACCCAAAAGTGAAGGATCTGATCCCGCAGCACCCGAATTGCCGATGCACTTGGGTTCCTGTGGCCCCACCAGGATCAGATTGGCTCCAAATCACACCAATATGACCCCAACCCTCCCCCGAGGGGATAATATGAAAATACGTGAGGTAAACCCCCAAAACCTGAAAAGAGCCCCTGATGATGAGCTTCTCAATCTCCACCGCCGCTGCCACCAACTGTATCCCAAGATCAGGGAGCAAGGCGGCGAAAACATCAATTTGGAGGATGTGGTCAACGCTCACCATCTGATAGTCGCGGAGATGGCCCGAAGAAGCCTCCAACATCATATACGTGATGAACTCGATAAAAAGCTCAAAGACGCCTCGAATTTGCCGGTTGACCTCGACGAACTCCCCGAAAAGATCATACTCGTCCCAGAATTCGTGGATCTGGTTGGGTCGGCCGTTCGAAGGCCAAATTACGACGACATCGACATTCTGGTGAGGGCCGACCTAAAAGGCGACTCTTATCAGATTAAATTTGAAAGCGTCTATGTTCCAATCCGCCTCACTCTCACACCAGACAAAGAAAAGCCCATACACTTGATAAACAATCCTCAGGGCGCCTTTACCAATTACGTGCCCATATACGACCTCGCGCTCGTCAGGAGTGACAAAAGGGACGTGAAGATCGTGAACCCTTTCTGGAAGGCCCTCGATAACCTATCCGAACTCGCATCCAAAGCCAAAGAAAAAATCCCAATCCTAAGAAAGGAATGGGGACCGATCACGCACTTCACACCATCCAAACCCAGAATGGGATTCTACTACGCCGGGACCGAGGCCTTCAAACCCGAAGAGCTCATAACATGGCTTGAAAAGCATCCTGAGGCTGTGGCAGAGAACAAGCTCAACGGATTCAGAGCCATCATCCAAAAGAAAGGCGACAAGGTGAGCATCTTCTTCGAGGACGCTCAGAAAGAACGGAAAGATCAGATACCCGAACTCATCAAGGCCATTCAACAGATCGGCGCCGATTTCATCCTCGACGGCGACGTAGGCCTATACAGAGGCGACGAACGACTACCCCGCCTGAACGTCATGTCCCTCACAGCCGACAACCCAGAGCTCCCCAAGGACGTCTATCCAGTCTTCACAGCCTTCGACATCCTGTACTGGGACAGAGCCGGCGGCGATCTCAGAAAGAAGCCGCTACGCGAACGCAGACAAATCCTCGAACGATTCCACGACCAACACCTCAAAAACAGCAAACATTTCGACATCTCACACCAAATGAAAATCCGAAGCCTCGAAGATCTTGCTAAGGCCTTCCAAGAGCTTGGCAATTACCAGCTCAGCGAGGGTATCGTCCTCAAGGATGAAACAGCACCCTACCACGAGGGCCCAAACGATTCCACCGCCAAGATCAAGAAAGTAGCCGAACTGAAAGCCATCGTACTGGAGGCTCGGAAAAACAAGAACGGAACGTACTCCTTCGACTGCGGCCTCCTACCAGGTGAACTCCCATTCGCGAATGTCGTCGAATTCCGAGGCAAAACGTACGTGAATATGAAATATACGATGAACGCGCCGTTCAAGGCCAAACCCGGCGACATCATCACAGTACAGCCTCAGGAGATCATGATCCGCCAAACTAAGGACGGGGATGAGCTGAGCTGGACAGCCGCCGTCCCAATAGACATCGACAAAGAAAGAAAAGAACCATACACTGCTGGACAGGCTGTCGACCTCGCGAGAAGGGCTGGCATACTCAACGACACCAGAATACCAGCCGAGACCAAGAAACAAGACCCCATAGTAGACGATGACCTCATACAGACCCTCCTCCACTCCGACTGGACAAAAAACAAGACCAAATACAACTTCCTCAAAGAATACGAGCCCACAACCAAGGAAATGAAAATCTACAAAGCCCTATACACCAGTCTCTACGAACAAACCCCAGGCGACCTCGAAGACATGAGCCAAGAGCTCAAGATGATCTACGCTCTCCACGGCCCATTGGGAATCGAGGAGCTGATCAAAGAAGACGACGGCGAAGAGATTGACACGAGAAGCGAGGCCGCGGCAGAGTATTGGGCTGAAAACTGGTACAAGGAGTTCCCACCCTCCGGGAAAGGCCAGTTCGTCGTTCAGCATCACTGGAGAGGCCTCTCGGAAGAGGATACCAAGAAATCGAATGAGGAGCTCCTTGAAACTGATCATAGCTTGCATGCCGATCTCAGATTCTCGGTGGACGACCACTTATGGGGTTTCACGGCTTTTCTCGGCGATACAAAGGAGAATAGAGAGGCGGGAGGCAGCCTACTCTACAACCTCGGAAATAGAAAACTCCAAGGCGCGTTCAAACTCCCACAACCCAAGGAATGGCTCGAGGTTGGAAAAGACGAGCCATTAGTCGTCCCACCGCGGGATGTTGGCTCCACAACCCATAAATGGAGCAAATTCTTCCTGATAGACTCTGGAACCTACGAAATCGGCGTCTGGAGAGAGCATTTCTTCGAAATCTTCCTACACGGCGAAAAACTGACGGGGCGTTATCTGATCGAATACGCTCCAGTGGCAGGCCGTAGGATCTGGCTCCTTGAAAAGCCCGAAGATCAGACGCCCTACGCCGAAAAGAACAGGCTAGAAGACGTTGTCAAGGAATTGAAGCAGAAAGGACAGAAATGGCTTGTATGGGCCAAACCCGGCGAGAAACCCAAGCTAATCGACGTAACCGAATGGAAACCAAAAGACGAAGAGCAGGGCAAGGAGAAGCGAGCCGAGATCTACGCTAGAATCGTGAAAATCGATGATGAAGAGCGTTTCGCCCTGGCCCCCGCCCTCGTACCTAACCGCGTGGATAAGCACGGCGACGTTATCTCTGCCGAGGAAATCGAGCGTACAGCCCATAATTTCATGGCAAACTACCAGAGCGTCCATTTCATGCACGAAGCACCACTTCCCCGCAGCGACGTCACAATCGTAGAATCCTACATTCTCAGACAGCCCTACGAGCTCGCGGATGGTGATGAGTTGCCGCCGGGGACGTGGATGATCGGCTTCAAGATACATAACCCGGAACTGTGGCGTATGATCAAAAAAGGAGAGATCAGAGGCGTTTCAATCGGAGGAATATGCAAAAGTTGCCCACAAGCTCCTGATCGGATGAAGACGGCCGATGACGAGCCCCAAGACCAAGAACCCCAAGAACTCAGAGATCTTGAGGTTTTCGAGGTCAGTCTCGTTTCCAATCCTGCCGTGCCAGACGCACGGTGGGTAATTCTCAAAATGGACGAAGAGGTGAACCCCATGACAAAAAACATCAAAGAAGAGAAGGAGGAGGCCGAAGAGACTGGCGGATCCGAGGACGTTCTCGATCTGCTCGTCGCAGCCCGCCAAGCCATCGACAAGGCCATAGCGGCCGTTGAAGCCGCTGTAATGGGATACTCCTACGCACCACCTTCTGAGACAGAGAAGAAGGAGAATGCCATCGCCAAAGTCGTTGAGCAGCTGCAAGCGATCGTCGACGATGAAAACCTCCCCTCCGAGGTTCGCGATGCAGCCCGCCAAATCATAGAATATCTCAGGGCTCAGGAGGAGAGATATCCTGTCCCAGAGCCCGAGAAAGCCAACGAGAAGCCAAAGGACGAAGAAGAGAAGGAAGAAGACACGCAGAAAGTCAAAAAGGGACACGAAGACGCGGACACATTCAAGAAGCTCGCTGAGATCGTCTCAGACAAGGTCACAAAAGAAGCCACCGAAACAATCAGAGAACAGATCGAAGAATTCGCCAAACGCCTCGAAAAGGTTGAGGAGAAGTTTGGCGGCGAAACAACCAAGAAACTGAAGGAATCCTCCAAAAAGCCCAAACCAGACGACTTCTATAGCCGACTGGGCCGAGACAAATTCGGAAGAAAGATCAAAAGATAATATAATTCCATTTTGAGGTGGATAAGGATGGATCTACGCGAATACCTGGACATAATATCTTCAAAGGGCGTCTTCAAGCTGGTGGACGACGATTCTCTCTCCGGCGGCCTCAAGGCCATGGAGCAGCTCGACAAATTCATCAGAGTCATCGAAGAAAGAAGCCCCGTCCTTGAGGAGGCCACACTACGGAAGATGAACAGTTTCGAAACCGAGATAAGCGCCATCGACGCGCCGAGAGGCTATCTGTACCCCGGCAGAGTAGGGGCGGACAAGATAATCCCTGGCGAAGAGGGCACCGACGAATTCACCGTAGTTTCCCAAGGCAACGTCCTCAACGCGCAGGAATTCGTGATGGTCGTTTCGATCGATTTCAACACCCTCGAAGACACCATTGAGGGCCCGGACTTCGAGCAGACCGTCACCGAGCTCATGGCGAACGCTGCATCCCTCGATCTCGAAACAGTCTTCCTCAGAGGCGACACGAGCCTAACCATACCATCAGGAAACCCCCTACTGAAAACTCTGGACGGTTGGATCAAGAAAGCCGCGAATAAAGTCTACGGATACACCCACGACGGAGCCAGCCCTGATTTCGACCCCAATGGCAGCGATTTCCCCATAGACATGTTCGCAGCCATGGAAGAGGCCATGCCAAAGAGATATCTCACACCACGCGAAGAACTGCGTTTCTATGTCGACTGGGAGACCTATGCAGCCTATAGAGACATCATAGCCGGCAGAGAAACCTCACTGGGTGACGAGGCCCTCCTCGGACGCGGTGAACTCAGCTACGACGGCATACCGGTCAGACACGTGCCATCACTCGACGATGAAACCGCCACTGGCCTCACTGGGAAACAGGCTCTCCTCGCAAGGCCTGCCAGCATGGTGTGGGGCGTGTTCAGGGAGATCACAGTCGAGTCAGACCGCAGACCCCGAGAGAGGGTTGTGGAGCACGTTCTCACATTCAGGGGCGACTGTACATACTCTGATGTGAATTCTGCCGTCGCAGCGCTCATATCAGAGGTTTCATAGAACGCCCCATTTAAAATTTTCTACTCTTAGGAGGCGAATATATTGGATCAGAGACTCAGGCGACTGCTGTTCAACCGGAAAGGGCGAGTCAGAGCTTTGATCGAGGACCTCGGAACCATCGAGGCCGGCGAAATCGCAGACAACTCCATAGAAGGCAGGCACATCAAAAACAATGCGGTGACGACCGCGAAGATCGCTGAGAAGGCCATCACAACCGCAAGACTCGACGACGAAGCCGTGACGCTCCCCAAGATCAAATTGCAAGTCGTGACCGTCCAAGTCTCCGGAACTGACATCTCTGGAACCGCAGACATACAAGACGGCAACTCCCAGATCCTCGGCGCGTTCCAGTCAGCCGTGTCTGGCGGGGCCGGCGCCATACCCGCCAAATCAGTGAGCATTAACTCGCAGGAGAAGAAAGTGACCGTGACTCTCGGGGAAGCGCCCGGAGGTGGCAAGAGCGTCACATATACAGTCATACTGCTCAGATCAGCCTAAACCCAGGGGCCTACGCGGCTGGAGGACGCGAGATGGACTTATGCACCATTGATGACATAAAGAAGGAGGGAAATCTGTCCGATGAGTTTATCGAGGAGCATGAGAGCCTGATCGGGGTTAAGATAGCTGATATCAGCGCCAAACTCCTCAAGATCAGACCGTCACTCACCCGTGACAATATCACGGCCCGGAAATGTGTCGTCTATGGGGTGCTCGCCTGGCTACAACTCAGAGGCTATCTCGCACCCTCACAAGAGAGCCCAGGGCATATCGGAGGTGGTGAGGTCAAATCGATCAGGGAAGGTGATATAACAGTTACGTACGCTTCTCCAGCCGAGGTAGGCCTCCGACAAAGCAGGCAAACAGAATATGACTATTGTTCGATGTACAAGCGACTCTTAGCCCGAATCATCGGAATCAGAGCGTTCACAGCCGGCACAACATGGACGACAGCGAAAGGCGAAAAAAAGAGAACAGGCCTTAATTGGGCCGAATTCTTCACTGAATACACCAAATGAAATGGAGGCGTGCAATTGTGACCCTCTTAGGCGGGCAGACGCCCGAAGCAACCTTCGTACCGATCAAGGTGGACCCGGAGGGCCGAATATACGTCATACTCGACGACCAACTCGGCATATTCCCAATCGACGCCGGAGGCAACTTCAAAGTCAACGCTGGGCAAGCGTACAGCGTCCCACAAGAACCAGAAACCATACAGCTCACCACCGAGACACCTGAAGACTCCTATGAGCTGTCATCACCCGGCGAACCCGTCAAGGTAATGTTCGCGGCATTCGGCGAAGGAGACAGCTTCCAAGTCAATTTCGACAACCAAACGAATTTTATGACTCTCCCAACATTCACAACGTTCATTTTCCACCTTATCAACGTTGAACAGATCAACTTCAAAATGGATGATCTCCCCGTGTCCATTTCGGTGATGGAATTCTCAGAGGAGGTCGTCAGATAATTGGAGGCATATAAGATGCCTAAGACAAAAAAGGCGGAAGAGAAGAAGGCCAAGACAGAAGGCAAGCCCAAAACCTCAAAATCAAAGAAACAAGAGATTAGAGCGCTTCAGGTTCGAAGCGACGGATCCAGCATCAAAGTAGACGCTGAAAAAATCATCCACGTTAAGGTCATACCTCGCAGACGCCCAGAAGGCCTTGAAGTCGCCGATTACATCTTCGAGAACGGTGAAATCCGATTCCCAGTGACCCTACCCTTCAAAGAACTGATTGAAGTAAAGTACGTGCCCAGACGATGACATGAGCCCCATATACTTCCCCAACCACAAAATCCGGATATACCGACTCGAGGATTCAGAAGAGGAGTTCTACGGCGAGAAGAAGAAAGTCCTCCGACTCGTTGGGGAGGTTATGGCCGACTTCCAGCGTTCAGGAGACCGCGAACGCATCCTCGAATACGGAGACAAAGAATCAAGCCACTACACCCTCTACTTGCCCCTAACGACCGACATAAGATACGATGATCGTGTCAAAGTGGAGGGCTACGACTTCCTGCTCAGGGTTTCATCAGAACCCCACACTTTCCCGCTCCTCAGCTACAAGCGAGTCTCGTTACAAAAACAAGAACAAACCCAGCCACCAGAGATCGCAGAAGAAGAGGAAGAACCTGAGGGATGATCCGTGCATGTCAGCGTCGAAGTCCGAGGTCTCGAACGGTTGAACAAGCTCGTAGAGGCGGCTCGGAAAACACCGGAGGATGTGGTATGGGAGATCGGCCGTGACATGATCCGGGAGTTCAGGACTTCCCCGTTGGTGCCCAGGAAGACCGGCGGTTTGCGGTCGTCGCATACTCTGAGGAGGGCTGGGGCTGGGGAGGTTCAGATCGTCTCGATTAAGCGTCTCGGCCCCTATCTGCACGCTGGCCTTGTGATTCTCGGCCATCGTACGTTGGCCACGCCGGGTCAGCGACGATACTGGTTCTTCCTGCTCAGACGAGTCTATGGCGGCTCGTATAAGCGTAGGGCGCCAGGGGGCCCCGGCGTGGTTCTCGGCAGACCATACCACCGCCAGATCGCACAAAACTACGCCATGAGGGGCCGTGTCAGAGCGATCGTGAACAGAGTGCTGAGCAGGAGGCTCGGAGGATGACTGAACTCACCCCAATGAAGTTTTTCATCGACATCCTCAGAGGGCGGATCAAACTGGGCGAGAAGATAGTGCCAGTGATCGCCAACGTCGAGGAAATTGTAGAACTTCCGTTCGTAACCTTCCATTTATCCCATACGAGAGAACTGCCGTATCATATCACGTCCTTGGAGGTTGAAGGACTCGAGGCGTCTCGAAAGGTGCTGCGACTCGCAGAATACACGATGAACGTGATAATATACGCTACCAGCGTCCTGGAGAGGGATTCGATCATTTCGCAGGTTGTAGAGTTGGTGAATCGCGCTCGTATCGCCCACTTCATGTTCTGCAAGAATCTCGACGGTCAAATCTGCAAAACGTCAAATGAAAGATGCGATGCAATCCAACTGTACTCCGAGGATTCTTCATATGCCCGTTGCCCGTACTGGGGTGTCGACGAGGAAAGCCCGAACTATCGGGGGCCTACTTCGCCTTTCACGGAGTATGGAGTCTTCTCTGTTGGAGTGGGGCGCTGGGACTATGACATCGAACCAGATCACAAACCTCCAGTGCACATTGCGACGCAGGAGGTCAATCTAATCGTGGAAGATGAAAAAACCGACAAACTGCCGGTCTACACCGGCTTTAAACTCAAAGAGTAAGGTGATAAGGTATGGGACTTCCCGGAGTCCGTGTCACGCCCGAGAGGGTGGAACTGATCCCCCGCTGTCAGGGAGAGGGGAAGATAGCGGCTATCATCGGCCCATCAGGAGTCGAAATCGAATCTGGGGAAGATATGGTCATACGCCACATAGAATTCTACGACGAACTATTAGACTACTATGATGACCTAGCAGAAGGCGGCAGGCTGCTTGGCGCGGTTGCACAGTTTTTCTATGAGGCGAGACTGTGTCATGACATCGAGAGATGCCCAGTCGAACACCTATACGTCATCGACATCGGAGCAACGGACAATCTCGACGTTCCGGACATAATAGACCGCTATTTACAAGCCGTAAAGCTAATCGAGGATTCAGATGCCAGCATCGACCTCGAGGCCTACGTTGACGCTGGCGATCTAGTGGGCCTTGATTCTGTCGAGCACGGTGGACAGCAGCGACCTAACGCGTTCGTATACCTCATGCAACAGGTAGACCAGCATCTGTACAAATCGCTGCATGGAGACCCGGCTATGGGCTATTCCAACTTCCCCCAGCCTATCACAGCTATCGCGCCCACACCAAAGCAGGCCGGCCTCGAAGACATCAAACGACTGACCGACCCCTCCGAGGGAAGTGGCGGATACATTCGCAGCAGCCGAGTAGCGCTCTATGATAACCCGGTTAACCTCGCTGGTTTCGCTGGGCTTGTCTCTGGCACATATCCATGGGAAAACCCCGGTAAATACACGTATAAGACAGTTTCCGCCGACACCATCATAAAGAGGCCATGGTCAGAGCTCGTACAACTCAAAGAAGCTGGAATAAACTGCGATTGGCTGTTTAAGCCCCGATCAGCAACCCGATACGGCCCAGTATGGCCGGTCATGACGAGTTACAGAAAGGATCTCGCTGGCCAGAGGCCAGTCGATTCGACGATCTATGCCCGAGCGGCCATCGACCATGTGCTCAAACAGATAATTGAGGTGGCAGCATCCGAAATCTACGAAATGGCCACCCAAGACGCTGTCAACATGGTGAAGAGCAGCGGACAAGCCATCATAGCCAAAAACCAGTCACAAGGAACAATCCGAAACGGAACAATCGAAGCATATATCAACTCTGACTCCCCGAACGTCATAGACATCGAACTGACCCTCACGCCACCCGAAAGCGTCGAGGAAGTCGTGATCCAAACCTCTATAATGGCTGCAGGATCATACATCGAAGAATAACACTTCTTAGACTCATTTGGGATCAGGTGATCTAATATGGCCCAAAAGATGACCCCATCACGCCTCCCCAAAGTAATATACGGCGGAGGACTCGCCTATTTCGTCGTCAAAGCCAAAGGAAAGAGCGTGAAAATAGAAGCCTCTAAGCTCAAGATCAGCGTGAAGCTAGACCAGAAGGCCGTCTATACCAGTGGCAGCCTCCCATCACTCGTAGTCGACGGAAAGACTGAAATCGAACTCGAATTCTCAGATATGATGGTTCACGAAATCCCCTACGCGCGCCTAATCGAGCAGATGAAGGACGACTACGATATGACGATCTCTGTATGGGCTTTCGCTGAGAAGAAGGGCACGTTCCTCGAAGCCATGCGATTCTACGGCTGTGCAAGCGTCGATATCGATACGACGTTCACGATCAACGAGCCAGCCGAGCAGAGCTGGAAACTGAAGGCCTTCAGGGGATTCGAGATCATATCACCCCAACTAATCGAAGAATCACCCGCATTCCACTAGACCAGATCAGAGAAAGCACAAGGAGACGTGTGGTATGGTGAAAGGCCCTAAGGGCGACCCAAAAGCCGAAGAAAGAATGGTGGGGGAGGCTCTACTCAAACTGGCCCGGGAACAGTTCCTTCCCGGGCTAAAACTTCTCAATCTAACCCCAAAAGAACAAGAAATCATCAAAGAACTCGAAGATGGGAAAATCAAAGCCTCAGACAGCGTCAAAGTCGGCCAAATACGACAGATCTACGTCAAATACCATGACCAGATCGCAGAGAATCTGAAAACGGCGAAGCAACGCAAAGAATTCGAAAAGTTCATGGAGAACATCAAAGAGTTCCGGGCGATCATCGAAACCGAACGAGAGCTGCTCGAAGTCCTCAAACCCTACGAGGACAAATGGATCAAGATAGACACCGGTGACTATCTTCTCAAATTCAAAGTGAAGCCCATTGAGCCCGGAGATGACCTATCAGTGATGAACGTGGACGAGCACATCATGTCAGAGCTCTCAGCATACGAAAGAAACCTGCTGGCCCGTGGGACAAGCGGCAATCTCAAATCAGAGCAAGAAGAAGAGAAATATCTCGAAATCGTTTCGAAGATGGAACAGCAGAGGATCGCAAACCTTGCAAAAGAAATCGAGAAAACCGCGAACTTCCTCGGAACGTTCCTATCACCCCCTGAGGACAAGGCGAAGGCTGTGGAGTTTTGGAAACGCCAGAACATCGCGATGCAAACCATAGCACTCACCAGAACACTTGAAGCCCTCGGATTAGCCGGGCGAAGCGTCGAGCGCTTATTTCAAGTTAACAAGATCGCTCGAATTTGAAGTTATACGTCGCATTTGCCGAGATCTCGGCTGGAGACCCGCCAAAGTTATAAAGCACAAGTACGAGCGGGACATACTCGCATTATACTTCTATCATTACTTCAAGATCATGAATGAGGTCAGAGAGCATGAGAAACTTGAGAAGGAACGGGAAAAACTTGCGCGGAAGCTGAGGTAGGCCATGCCAGTCTCTGATGTCCTTGTGAGGATCCGAGCGACCGAGTATGTGTCGGCGGCGATGTCGCGGGTCAACGCAGCCGTGAGGGACGCCGTAGCAAAGGTCAGACAATTCGGCGACAGCCTAACATCGAGCACAGGCCAAGCCAGGGCCTCATTATCCTCCCTTTCAGATACCGGGGCCAGCGTATGGTCTTCTCTGGCGACCGGTGAAGCAACGCTACAAGGGGCTTTGAAGCAGACCTCAGCAGCCACCAGGGATGCCCAAAGAGCCGCCATGCAACGATACAGCGCAGAACGGAAAGAAATCAGCTCCACAACCTCAGCGATGAGCAGATACACGTCCGCAACTCGATCAGTGACCAATGTCCTGAGACAGATCGCATCAGTCGGCTCATCAGCCTTCTCTAGGCTCGCTTCAGCCGCCCAGAGCGCCTCCAGTCGTATGAGAGGTGCTGCGAGCTCAGCGATATCATCAGTAAGATCTGGGCTTTCCTCTCTGTCAGCATCTTTTGATTCGCTCGGCGGGGCGATAGCTGGAATCGCAGGTGGCTATTCTGTCTCGCAGATGATGGGAGAAGCCTTTACAGGGGCTATGCAGCGAGAATTGCAGCAGGTTTGGATGGAATCCGTGGTTGGGAAAAAGAAGGCCCAGGAATACATGAATACTATCCGAGAGGTGAATATACAGAGCCCAGCCCCAGACTCATTCATTTCTCAGCTACTCAGCGGCGCCGTTATAAACCAGACCAATGTGAGCTCCAAAACCCTCAAAGAGCTTGGAACGGCGGCCTCCGACTATCTGATGGCAACCGCAGCGTCCGGCAAGCCCCTGATGGAAGCACAGTACGACCTCATCGACTATATACGCACGGGGAACGTGGAACAACTTAAACGAGATTCTATTCTCAAAGATTATGTCGACAAGCTCGAAAAGGCCAAGACTGTCGAGGAAAGGACTAAGGCTCTAAATGAGGCGTTAGCCGCGATACACGCCAAGGGCATCAGCCAGCAGGATACGACGCTTAAGAAGTGGGAAGAGTTCAAGGGAAGAGTGCAGGCCGTTCTGATTACGATCGGCGGCTATCTGCTCCCAGTTTTAAACAAGATTCTCGACTTCTTCAGTTGGCTGGATAAAACGACGGGTGGATGGTCTACCAAGCTCGGGGTAGCCGCTGGGATGATCATAGCGTTTATCGGTTCGCTTCCCCTAATAGGGGCCATTCTTAGTCCAATATGGGATATCGGCAGCGCCATAAAGGACGCTTTGCCATCCGTCAGCTCGCTAAAAAGCGCATTTAGCTCCGTTGCAAGCACGGCTGGCACAATCAAGGACAAGATCGCCAGCGCCCTTCCATCAGTCGACGACTTGAAAACAAGGCTCTCTGGGCTCAGGAGTTCCCTTTCTGAGGCCGCGCGGAAGGCCAAGGACTTGATGTCCGCTCTCCGTGGTAGGATCTCGATGCCAAGCCTCTCCGGGCTCAAAGACGCCCTCTCCAGCGCCGCGTCAAGAGCCGGAACCCTAAAAGACAAGATTTCCGGGATTCGGGGCGTTCCAGGGGCCGTGGCCACATCATTCAAGAACCTCCGCGATCGCATCGCCTCAGCAACAGTAAGCCAAGAAGGGTTGAACAAAGCGACTCTGAGAGGCATATGGGCTCAGATTAAGAACGCGGCTGCCACAGCGGCCGCCGCCGTCAAAAATTTCCTCCTTGGGGCCGCAAGCAAGATAGCGGCAGCCGGACAGGCCCTGCTCAATGCTGTGATGGCCATGAACCCCATATTTCTCGTGATAATGGCTATAGCAATCCTCATTGGGGTTATTCTCTACTTGTGGAACACGAATGAGGGATTTCGGAAGGCTGTGATGAATGTTTGGAATGTCCTGAAAGGTGTGGCCTTTTTTGTTTGGGGTATGCTTGTGAAGGCGTTCCAGGCGTTTCTGGACGGTCTGAAGAAGATCTGGGACTTCATATCCCCCGTGCTTATGCCAATTCTCCAAAGACTGTGGGACATTTTGTCCCAGATTGGTTCGTTCATTATGAGCGTCCTGTTAGGGGCGTGGAACGCCATACGGGACGCGATCAAACAAGTAACGGATAAGATCGCTCCGCTGATCGATGGGCTCAAGTGGCTCAAGGATCAGTGGGACAAGCTCACACAGTCCATTTGGGACGCTGTGAACGCTCTACAGAATTTCATCATTAAAAGCGACGAAGCAACGGGCAAAGGAGCAGCAGCCCCAGGATGGGGCGTAGGCGTGGGACCGTATAAGGTGGGAGGAGGAGGCGGCGGATCCTCCATTTTTGGCATTGGGTTCGGCAGTCCTCTCGAGATCCGAGCTCCCGGGGGTGTCCCCCTTGTGAAATTCCCAGACCTCGATCCTCGCAATCTCGAGACGATGAAACGCAGCCTCGAATTGGCTGGTTCGTCAAAGACCGGCGGAAACGTGGTCTACATTGGGAAGGGGGCGATCCAAATCGACGCTCGCGACAAGACCCAAGAAGAAGCCGCCAGAATCGTGGCCAAGGGTCTCGAGTACTTCGTAGCGAAGGAGTCGCTCAAAACAGGGTGATCCGCGTGGTTATACGGCACTGGAAGCGAGACGAGTCAAAAGCAACTGTCACGATCAATGGAATCCCCTTCTTCGTGAAGGACTTCGAGGTCTCCCCGGCTGGGGGTGGATATGAGCCCATCGAGAAGAAAGTCGTCGATCTAGGCCGCGTAATCATGAAAGGCCCCCCAACATCCCGCGACATCAAATTTACGTGCGAATTCATCGAGTTCTCCAAGGCGGCATATGAGTATGTGAAGGCCCTGGACGGTCAAATTGTCACGATATGCTCGCCACATGTCGGGGGATGTATCAAGGGCCATATGAAAGCTGAGATCAAGTTTTCACCATCCGAGGCTGGGTATTTCGATGCCGGGGCCCGCGACCATTTCGGGTATGGTGAAATCACCGTCGAGATCAAAGAAACAGCCGAATTACCTGATGACGTCAAGATTCCGCTCGAAGAGGAGAAGAAAATGGAGGAAAATAAGAAAGCGACCACACCAGCCGCTGCAGTGGTCGGGGAAGCCATGAAGTTCAAGCCGTCATGCGCGTTCTGCATGAAATATGACGGATACAAGTATCGGTGGTACACGGCCGTCTGGGAGCTCATCTGCAAACACTGTGGCGGCAAACTCACACGAGAAGAAAACAAGAGAGTCCCCGAAGGCCAGCTGCACTGCACAAAGTGCGGGGCGAACTATTGTGGCGTCTGTGGCCGTGAGAAGGTCTGGAATCGTACGAGGGCCGAGAAATACCGGATCAAGAATATTCAGAAACCCAAACCCGCCTAAACAGGGACGAGAGGTGTTTTCTGGTGGCTGTGACGTATATCACTCCTCGAAACATCCCACTACGGGCTGGGGCGAGGCCAGTCATCGAAATCGAGCTGATCAAGCGTGAGTGGTGCGTGAAAGAGCCATTCAAGCTCGATATCACCGAACAAAAACAACAGAAAGAATCTCAACAGAAAAAGGATGACAAAAAGAAATCAAAAGAGGAACAAACCACTCAGACTACCACCGAAGAAACCGCCACTGAGGAGGCTTCGGAAGAGCAAACTAAGCCCACGATCGCCCAATATCTTCTCAACAACATTTCCAGCGTCGCTCTCATGAAATATCTCAATAAGTGCAAAATAAAAGAACAATGGAAGCTCACAGCGATTCAATCAGTCGATTTCAACAAAAGCATCACCGAATCGACCGGAACAGGATCCCTCGTGGTTCCGTACACAAAACAGCGCTTTCAACGGCTGATGCAAGGGGACGAACTCAACGTTCGGATTGGCTACGAATATGATTCCCCAGTCCCAGACCCTGAAACTGGGAAAGAAACCACGAGGATCCTCCGAGACGCCTTCTCCGCCTTCATCGCCGAGGTCAAAAAAGGAAAACGCGACATAACAGTCCAATTCGCTGACACGGGCGTCCTACTCGAACAAAAGGCCACCACAGAATCCTACGTCGATAAAACAGTCAAAGGAGTCCTAGAAGACGTCATAAAAAAGGCTGGGCTCAAACCCAATATCAAACTGCGAAAAGAGATCCTCGAGGCCAAGGTCTCGTTCAAAGAGGAAACAACAGCCGGGGGAACTACAGGAGGTGGGTATGCCTCAGGGCCGTGCCAAAACTCGTGCGGGAGAAGCGACTGTCCACTCCCGAAATCGGGATCTGGGAAGTATACGGTCTGCACTGTCACCGGGCCATGCGAATGTGGTTCCACTGACATCCAATATAACCGTTGTCCCCCAGATTGTAATGTGGACAAGTGTGCGGGGCATCCTGGCTCGGGGAGCACTGCCCAGGGCGGATCTAACATTTTCCCGGAGGGGACGTTCTTCTG